CAGAAACGGTACGGTTTCCTTTAGCACCAACGACTATTCTTTGGTACACGTCTTCAACAATATCCGGTGTTATCATTCCAGATTTTCCATCGCGGACGGCTCGTATCGCACACTCGTTCATAACATTTGCGAGATCGGCGCCTGAAAACCCAGTGGTTTGTTTTGCAAGATCACGAAGACTTACATCTGGACTTAAAAGTTTATTTTTAGTGTGTACTTTGAGTATCTCTTCGCGCCCGTGAACATCCGGTAAAGAAACTTGTATTTTACGATCAAATCTACCGGGGCGTAATAACGCATCGTCGAGTATGTCGATACGGTTTGTTGCACCAATAACAACAATTTCAGTTTCATTCTCAAACCCATCCATTTCCGTTAATAATTGGTTAATTGTTTGTTCACGCTCATCGTTTGCCGCAAACCCGTTCATACTTCTTTTCTTACCAATCGCATCAATTTCGTCTATAAATATAATACACGGTTGGTTTTCACGTGCTAATTCAAATACTTCTCTTACTCTTTTTGCACCTACACCTACAAACATTTCAACGAACGATGACCCCGAACACTGAATAAAAGGAACGGAAGATTCACCCGCGATCGCGCGTGCCAAAAGTGTTTTACCTGTACCCGGTTTACCTGTTAATAATGCACCCCTTGGTATTTTAGCACCCGTACCAAAATATTTTTCGGGTGCCTTAAGAAAATCGACAATTTCTTCGAGTTCGTCCTTAGCAGTATCTATACCCTGAACATCATCAAAACGCGTTGTTATTTGATTTTCTATATCAATGTCATTTTTCATCATTGAAAATGGTGTTTGACCACCACCCGTAAACATTCTAAAAATCGCAAAGAAACCTATAGTAATGAACATGAACGATACAAAATCATTAAAACTTCCACCAATTGGTGTTCGAACTAAATCAAATTCAACTTGGCTTTCAGACATGGTTTTCCAAAAATCTTCCGATGGTGTATAATACGATGTACCTACAGTTCCATCCTTTTCTTCGAAATATACGATATCACTTTGTGGATTTATTTCCGCTTTAACGATTTCGTTTTTCTTAACACCTTTAATAAAATCACTATATATTCGGTGTTCATATTCGGGTTTCTTTTCGATTTTTAAGGGTGGGGAACTAAATAATTTTGATACGGTTAACATGGTCCCCATTATACTTAATTGTAAGAATATAATTACAATAACGGGATGTTTATCTATGAATTTTTGTAGTTTTTTACGTTTTTTTCTTAAACGTTTACGGAACTGTTTCCAGTTCATCTTATAGTATATTTTTAAATTAAACTCTAGTATATCTCGCAAAAATCTCTTTTTCACCTGTGTAATATAACTTATACGATTCAATAATACTCGGTACTTTGTATTTATCGGGCATACACGCCGGTATTCGTGTAAGTCCAGGTTTAAAATCGTGTATAGGATAGTACGCGGTTTCACTTTCACGAAGTTCGAAGTGTGAAGGTTTATTTTCGTATAACCAAAGTATATGTTTCGCACACGCGTGTATTTTACCGAAGCGTTTTTTGTATTCGAGTGCGAGACACATTCCTATTTCACCCGCAAAATTATAATTATCAATACTAGATGATATCCATAGTGTTGTAGGGTGTTTCTTATGTGCAGCTTTGTACCCTCGACGCGCTCCGTTTACGGTATAAGGTGCATTTGATTCTACGTATTCAGTTTGGTCCGAGTAAAACCATGCGGTATACATCATTTGACATATTTCGAGTAGAATCTTGATTACATGTTGATCACAATACATATAAGCAAGCTCTTCGGGGTTCATTGAGAGAAAAAATATATTCATTTTGTATATTATTTTTATTAAAAAGTGGTCTAACTTAAGTTTTAATCGTCGCCTCCATCCGACACATAATCGTCTTCAACAACTTCTTCTTCGTCACCTTCTTCGTCCACTACAATCGCCTCGTCTTCCTCAGGCTCGTCGTCGTCTTTCTTTTCTTCTTCGGGATCTTCATCTTCTACTACTTCCGTTTCAGCTTCGGCTTCGGCTTTCTTATCCGCTTTCTTCTTTTTATTTCTCGACGCAGTTGAAGGTGCGTCAAATCTTTTCTCGAGTATTTTCCATTTCTTTTCTATGAGTGCATTACGTTTCTTATATTTTACCATCATGGAATCCATAAACTCTTGTGAATATCCAATTGCTTTCAATGCACTTGATATACTCTTTATCGGTGGTGGTTTATATTTAGAATAATACTTTTCGTTTAGTACCGCCATGTGGGGTAATACTTTCACGCGAACTTTACCCGATTTTAATACGTTTAATTTGACTACAATTTGGTCGAGGTGTTCAATATGTGTCTCGATAGAATCGTCAATTTTTTCGTATGGTGGCATTTCTTCAACATACGGTTTTTTAAATGGAATGCCCATTTCTTTACAGTTTCTTTCCAAACTTTCTAAATAATCTTTCTTATTCTGAACATAAAAGGGTTTTTTCTCTACAGTATTATCATTTTTACCATGTAAAATATTATATAAAAAGGAACCGGGTGCGAGTTTCGTCATTTTTTTACTTTATCATACTAAAATTTTATTACAACTTAGGTCTAATTCACATTCTAAAATTTGATGGGCCGAAAAGTATTGGAGTGACTCATAGGGTCCCCAAAGTTCAATAACTTTTCGTTCTTTGTCGTACCACATGTACGAAAGATCAAGGTATCGCGTTAACCAGTAAAACTTCTTACCACTTTTACCGATAAATTTGAAAATATCGTCTTCTTCATACATTGACACGTCCATTTGACTGTAGTGTGTGTTTGGTGGGTTGTACGGAGCCATCTTCTTTCTTATTATTAGTACTAAGCGTCTCCTGTTTAAGTCTAATATACTTTTGTGTATATAACCCCTTTTTAGCCTTTTTGTCGTTCTTCGTGACGCGTTTCTTAAAGGGATCCATTAGTATTATAGAGTAAGATTACTTTAATCCACACGCACCACAATACTTTTCACTTTTGTTTGGTTTATACATGAAGGTATAAAGAACCACGAGGGCGACTACGGAAGCTGGTAACATATATCGGTTTTTCATTTATAGTATACCGATATTAAAATTCTTCGTCATCCAGAGATACATCTGATTCAGATTCATCATCTTCAGAAGATGCCAATTCGTATTCAAAATCAGATTCATCTACCTCGGCATACATACCATTCTTAAGTTTTTCGTATAAACCCGTATTTTCAAGATCAGTAGTGTCGTAAAATCCCGATACAGATTCTTTCATGATAGTAGTAGTTTCTTCTGTATCAAAATCCCATTCGCCATCACCGTAATATTCGAGTAGCGCTACTTCATATTCATTATAACAATCTTTTATTATTTTGGCGATAGATTTAAACCCGTCATCAAAATCAACGTCAATTATCTGGGTTTCCATTTTATTTTAGATGTTTTTAATTCTTAAAGTATATTAAATGGAAGCAATTCTTAAAAATAGAGTGGTTGGTGAAAAAGACGCCGTTATGTTCGACATAGACGATACTCTTATTTTTACGAATGGTAATGCGAATGTTCCTATTATTAAGTTATTACATTATGCTAAATATTTAGGCTATAAAATCATTATTATTACAGCTCGTCCAGCTGTAAGAGGGACTGTAGAAATTACTCAGTATCAACTTAAACAATATGGTATACCGTATGATGCACTTGTCATAACACCAGCATATAATAAAGGTAATATAAAACGTGAATCGGGGTTAAATTATGTTTTATCTGTAGGAGACCAGGATACTGATTTAACAGAGACACAAAACGCACTAAAAATTATGATTTCCACCTAGAATTACAATTATGACACGTAACAAATACAGTCATAGGTTCATCAGCACTACGCGTTTGCATTTGGTAAAAGGTCGTCTTATATGATTTACACCGATTACACCTAAACATACCCTTATATTCGGGATCGTTAATCATATTCGTAACCCAGTCCTTTTTCATATTCTGTCTAATATTTTCTTCTAATAATTTTGAATATGGTCCACCTGGCCATAAACCCTGATGAGATAATTCTAGAACACTTTTAGGTTTTAACTCACCACTTAAAATACGTTCTTTGAGTGTTGGTGAATGTATTAAATTATGTTTAATTTTTAAAAATGTGTGTTTGTATCGGTTTACGAAAAACCTATTCTCTGTAGAAGGTACATCTCCGAGTTCATTTGTTCTACGTATAGCCGTGTTATATGTAGACTTTTCTAAATTTATACATATTGTATCTTCTTTAGGTAAACTGAGTAATTCAGCATATTTTTCAAGTGTGTACTGTCTTGACAACATATTAATACACTTGAAATTAAGCTCTACTTAAGTGTGGCATTTTAACTTTTTTACAATCACCAAAAGATTCAGGAGAGCAGTTATTAAATGGATCGGATGTAGTGAGTGGTCTGTTACGTGTTTCCTTCCATTCCGTATCTAATACGAGATTTGTGTATAACTCAGACTCTCTGAGTATAAAGAATACAATAACGAGGGCAATGAATGATATGACAACTTTGTTCATTTATTAAAAGCAACTTTTTTATTTGTACATCCTAGGAATGACACTTGCAGTTTTAGTAAATGAGGGAAAAAATGATATTCATGAAATAGATTTAGATATTTCACCTGAAAAAAATGAAATTTATAAAATTTTACGGGGTAAAGCCACATTTCTAGGACAGTGGCCTGATAAATCTGTTGTTATAGTTACATGTGAATCGTCTATATTTGAATTATCGATGAATTTAAATAGACTCCCCAGACCCTTTACAAATATGACTGCTATGGGTAGGATTTTACTTATACGAATGGATGAAGAATCTGAACCACAAGATTTTACCCTCAAAGAATATCATCAGATGACAAAAGAAACACACCCCAGAACGAGATCATCTGCGCACTTAATCAGTCGCCCCTTGAGTAGGAATGAAAGCTACTCCTCGGAAGACAGCTTGTGTAAACTTCATGCAGAGTTGAAAATGTGATTCCGCCCATTCCATAGGATTTGTCATTTTAATACCAAATGGGTTATTATTTACTATTTTCATGAAATCGACACTACCATACTTTTCTTGGTTACTCGCTTTTGACATGGATACATCTATTTCTTGTAACCACTCAACGTGTTCTTTTTTCGTCGGATCGAATTGTTTAACAAAAGACATTTATATTATATATTCATACACCCTTTAACCTCGTATTCAAACGCGATTTATAATATCTATCATCTGCTTCACCTTCTATTTTTTGTCCGGTCATGTTTATTCTTAACAAATCTTCTTTATAGTTGAAATTATGACAATAAAAATAAGATATACCCGTTCCGGCCGACATTTCATCTAATTGACTTCTAACCTTTTCTTCTAAATATACGTATTTCTTTATTTCCTCGGGAGTTCGTTTTTTTGCTAATATATCAGCATTTATACGTGCAACGGGTTCCTGTAAATTCATATCGGGCCAAACGCCATATGCGGAACGATATTCACTTATATAACTTATACATTTACGAGCAGTTTTCTTTTCACTAAAACATATAATACGCGGTGTTCCTTCGGGATCGATTATAGTCGTGTACCCACCTTTTGTAATACCGATAAAATGAAATTGCATCTTATATGTTGGGAGAACGTGTGTGCTACCTATCATATCATATCGTATCATATTAATTTAACCTTTATACTTCATCCATAGACTTACTTGGATCTGGTGTATTTTCAAGCGACTTTGTTAACATGTTTCGAGATATATCCATATTTTTCTTATGCATTTTTAACCCCAATTTTTCACCGTTCGTTTCACTTGTTTGCGATAACCAACGTTTTAATAAACCTTCTCTATTTTCCATAACACGGGATGCAATATTTGTTTTACCATTTTCATATAGAGCCTCTATGAATGCGTCTCCAGAACTTGGGTTATGTTCATTTGCAAAATCACATAACCAATTAAACTCGCTTTTCATGGGCGACATATCCATTTCATATACCTGTCCTAAAGTATATTGTGTAGATCGAAACGTAAAATATTTTACAAGTACGGTATCAACATCATCAAATGTTTGTTCGGAATAATCATTACCAGAAACACATCGTGTTACTATACGATTTCTATATTTTTTTACAGGTTTAGTTACAATTACAGGTTTTACAGGTTTTACAACGTTCGATATCATATTAATATATTGATAGAAAAAAAACCTTAAGTTAATTTATACAGATGAACTTTCCCAAAACACCGGGTCAATGTGAATATTTAAGGGTTGTACAGTCTCCGAAACCTATTATAATCACAACCGGTCCAGCAGGTTCGGGTAAAACTATGTTTGGGTGTCAGGTCGCAGCGGAAAAATTAATAAATAAGGAATGTAACCGTCTCATACTCACACGTCCAATAGTTGCGGCAGATGAAGATATGGGATACTTACCCGGTGAAATGGAACGAAAAATGGAACCATGGACGAGACCTATGATGGATGTTTTCGAAAATTATCTTACACGTAACCAACTTGAAAAACATGTATGTATAGAACCATTGGGGTTTATGAGGGGTCGAACATTCAATGATTCGTTTATAATCGCAGATGAAATGCAAAATAGTACACCTAACCAAATGAAGATGCTTTTAACGAGATTAGGTGATAATTCTAAGATGATCGTTATGGGTGACCTGAAACAAAGTGATTTAGGCCCAAGAAACGGTCTTGCTGATCTTGTTAAACGAATAAAAGGGTTAGATTTAAAATATATCGAACATGTCATCATGGACGATGAAGACATCTTACGACACCCAGCCGTTGCTGAAATATTGAAACTATATTAATGTTTTTTCAATTTGTTTATCCGATTTTTAACGTCTGAAACCTTTTGTTTATACTGAACTAATTCTTCTTTATAAATATCTGTCCATTCTTTCATCTGATCAAGTATTTTTTTATTACGATAATACCACGATATTACATCTTTACTTACCTTATCACATGCTGAATATTCATCCGTTATATACTTGCCATCATCCTTAGACATGTGTATTTTATGAAATTCTAAAACATTCTCAAGATGTGCCATATTCTTAACATTTTCCGCATTAAGAGCGTCTATAGACTCTAAAGCGTCTTCGAACATATAGATTATTCAGATATTATTTTTTTAAAAAACGACTTATAGAATAGATTTTTATAAAATGTAAATGAAAGTAATATTAAGCTTTACAACTATACCACCTCGGTTCAAATATATACATGGTTATATAGAAAATCTCAAAAAACTAGATTTTTATAATGAAATATGGGTTAATATACCTAACAAATATACAAGGTTTCCTAATTGGGACGGTAATTTTCCTTATACAGATTTTGGTGAAAATGTAATAATAAACCGAGGGTGTGAAGATTTGGGACCAGGGACATCAGCTTTTGCACCAATTGTACAAGGCACAGATGCAGATATACTTATAGTCGTATGCGATGACACCATTTACCCAAAACGTATGATTACTCATCTTCTTGACAGTTTCTTTAGAGAAGATTGTAAAAGTGTATGGGGACTATCTGGATTTAACTTTGAAACGTATTTTAAGGGACAATACCCTAGAAGTCACGTAGAACCACCCGTTGATGTAATTGAAGCATATGGTTCATGTATGTATAAAACTGAATGGTTACGTAAAATATTAGAGGAATTTAAGGAACTTTCACATGTAACTTGGAATGATGATATGTTAATTTCGAACTTACTTGAAAAACATGGTATAAAAAGACGTACAGTATTTACACATGAATGTAATTTAGGTCAGTTAAAACAACTTGAATATGGATTTGATGAAAACGCGCTTCATCATGTAGC